TAATCAATAGTGCAGCATCCGTTGTGCTACTTGTAATTGTAGTTCCTGACACTTCCTTCCAAGAGGAGTTAGATCGGTAATAGAAGGTGTCATTAGAAGTATCTACTGCGATGGCTCCATCTGCTAGAGATGCAGAGGGGGCACCGGCTGACGTGAGTGTGACAACACCGCCAGTGGCAGATATGACTCCAGTTACTTCCAATTCATTGTTAGCATCATCCCACACGAAATTTGCACTGTTGTCAAAGGTTCCCCCAGTAGCGAACTGAACGGAACCATCAGTACCCGAAGCAGCAGCACTAACCGCACCAATCTCAATCCACTGATAACTTGTACCATCATTATAATAAATGTAAGTCTTAGCAGTATCGGAATCAAACCACAAGTCGCCATTAACAAGATCCGCAGAAGGCGGATTAGAACCAACAGAAATGTTGGCTACAGAAGAACCACCAACATCGACCCAAACACCATCATAATAAACATGAAAGTCAGTAGTATCAGACTCAAACCACATATCGCCCTCTTGCGGGCTTGAAGGTGCAGCATCAGAAACACTTATATTGTTGATGTGAACAATAGAAGCATTGGAGTCCTTATAGAAGAGTTTACCATCAGCATAATTGATGGCAATCTCCCCATACTCTAACGATGACGGGACGTTCGTGGAGGTCCCTGAATTTTTCAGTTTTATAGTGTTAGCCACTTACCCCTCCTTAGAATGTTCCTCCGTCAAGAGTGATCCCATCAATTGAACCACCCGTAATATTGACGCTGCTCGCAGCCTGTATAGCCATTGTACCAAGTCCAAGAGTAGTGCGTGCGGTTGAAGCATCAATATCATCAACAAGTGAGCGACCAAAAGAAGTGAAAGTCGCAAGAGCAGCCGTACCGCTACCAGTAAAGTAAGGCAAACGGTCAGCAGCAGAAGTCAAACCAGCAATAGCGGCAAGCTCAACATCATAGGCTTGAACATCAGAACCAATAGCAACACCGAGATTTGTACGAGCATCGGCAGCAGTAGCAGCACCAGTACCACCGTAAGCAACAGCGACAGCAGTACCCTGCCAAACACCAGTACCAATCGTGCCAACAGTCGTCAAACTTGATGTCGTAATACCAGTACCAAGAGTGCTTGCATTAAGCACACTTGTACCATTGATGTAGTACTCCTTACCTGAAGCAATATCCAAATGCTCAGAAAGAGTCCAAGCATCAGTTGCATTAACCCAGTTAATTGTCTTGTCAGTAGCACCCTTAAGAGTGATACCGCCACCGTCAGCAGTTGTATCATCTGGCGAAGCGATTGAACCAAGTTCCAAGTTCTTATCATCAACCGTCACAGTCGTTGAGTTAACCGTCGTAGTTGTTCCATTAACAACAAGGTCACCAGTAACCGTAAGATCATTACCAATAGTTACATCATTAGGAAGACCAATTGTAATGCTACCAGTTGAACCGCTAACTTCAATTTCGCCAGTCGTACCAGCAAGTTGCGTTACACCGGAGTTTGTAATTGTAGCAGTAGAGCCTTCACCCGGAGTATGAGTAATGCTAATACCAGTACCGGCAGAAACATCAGCCATATAGTTGCCGGTAGTATCAGTACCAAGAGCAACAGAGTTAGCAACAATAGTTGCAGTCAAAGTGGCATCAGCAAGATTTGTAATAGTTGCGCTACCACTCAAATCACCAGCAAGAGTGACAGTGAAATCATCAACATTAAGGGCAACAGTGCCTGCCGTATCATCATAAGTAGCAGCAATACCAGAATGAGTTGCACCAGTAAGAATTGCAGCAGCAGTATCTTCAATATACTCTTCAATACCAGTAACTTGAGTAGTTGCAATTTGAATTGCTGCATTTGAAGCAGCAGTTAAACGACCCTGACCATCAACCGTAAAAGTGGCTACGGTGGAGGCGGAACCGTAATCGCCATCAGTGACAGCAGTATCATCAAGGCTAACAGTAATAGTATCGGTAGCACCAGCAACCGTAGAAATAGCAGTACCACCAGCAATAGTGACAGTATCCGTACCAGAAGTTACAGTCTGGGCAGTGCCAGAATCACCTGCAATATCAAAACTGGTTGCAACAGCACCAATAGCAGTATCAACATAAGAAGTCGTAGCGACAGACGTTGAACCATCACCCTGAGACTTTGTTGAAGCAGTAGCAGAAGAACCTAGAGCAACAGTACCCGTAAAAGTTTTTGCACCAGAAATGGTCTGCGTACCAGCAAGACCAACAAAAGCACCTGAACCACCAATTGAAATGATAGTGTTAGCGTCACCATTGACATCAGTACCAGTACCATAATAAAGGACATCATCGACCTCGTTAAATGCCAGTTCAGCATTTTTTAGTGAAGAAGGCGCTCCACTTAAACCAGTAGCCCTTCTTTTAATTCGAATTGTATTCGACATTAGAAATTACCTCCATTTAAAAACATCCCCGTAGAAGGATGTCGATGATCTGATCTGGAAGCTAAAGTACTAACGCCAGCAACACCTGTGTTTGCCAACTCTAGTGGGGAATCATCCGAAAATTGCACCCCCAATCCGATAGTCGCAGGAGCAGCAGTCAGAATCGTTGTTTCAATATTGCTATATGTGATGACTGTACTAGTATTAGCAGTAACGCTCAAAGTAGTAGCGTCTTCTGGGCTAATTGTTATCGTAGTTGTCTGTGCGCTCATATTGTTACCTGAGGAACAACAGTTGCTGTTCCAGCCATCAATGTAAGAACAATACTACCATTTGTTTCTTGAAAATCATAGTAGTATACTCCAGCAGCAATGTTAGATGTTAAGTTTGCGCTAAGAATAAATTGCACCTCACCAAGAGCACCGTTTGTAATTGCTGTAGTAAAAGTAGCAGCAACACTTGAAGCCCCCGGAGATTTTCTCATTTGACCAGTGTACGACCTGCCCGAAATATCAATAGGGTCGCCGCTGCTATCTTGCATGGTAACATTGTGAACATAAGTATCACCTTGATAAATAGAAATATTTCTTTCGCCAGCCATTCACATACCTCTATAAAATTATACCAGCAATCAGCCTATAGCGAATACGCCGATACTTGCGCCAGCAGTCACAACTTCAATAGTGTTATAGTCACCGTAAACTTCTAGGTAATTATGAACATGACCTTGTGAGTCTGGCAGCACAACAGAATGCTTGCCATTCAACTTGACTTCTACCCAATCATTAGTATCACGATTAACCATAAAAATCGCATACGTGTGGTGACTAATAGTTTGCTCACCATCAGTATCACTCAAGTTTGTGTTCGAATAGACAATATGTCCTTCACTCATTATGTATCTCCTCCTGTATCTTGATTTTGACCTCGCTCAGCTTGGTCACCAGTAGTTCTTGGGTCAGTAGACCCTTCTGGCGTATCAGACCTAGCCTTCCGTGGAACAGCAGACTGATTGTTTTGATTGCCAGCAGGAGCACCGGGTCCACCACCACCCTGCTCCTTCTTAAGTTTTGTTGGGAAAGGCAAAGGAACATCGCCATCAATCCTTTCCGGCATATTCAAATCACTACGGACTTCATTCGGCGTAATAACCTCGGTACGCAAATACCTGTCATGAATCCTAGACTGAATATCCTCATCGACCAAATCAATACGTTCAAACTTGATAGAAACCAAATCTGTGAACTCAGCAACAAGTCGGTTAAGTTTCTTCTCAATAACAGATTGATCCGGACCAATAACCTGAGTCTTGAACGTCTTGTCAGCATCTCTAGAAACCGCAAGGTTAGCATTATCATAAACACCTACCTTCGGGGCGGGAACCCTATTAGCAACAAGAATCTCATCCCGGTTTGACTTGCGGTACTTGTCAAATGATGCATCTTGAATACCTGCCTCAAGTTTTTCAAACTTGATATCGGTATCACCACCAAGAGACGCTGGAAGAGGAACAATAAGTGTTCCATGATTTCTACCTTTTACCTCTTGACGGAAATAGTTGACCAATTCCTGCTTTGAACGATTGCTAAGCTTTGCACCCTTAACAATAATTGCATAGCGTGGAATAGCCTTGTTTTCAAAGTAATCAATATTATACTCTTTAGCAAACTTATCACCAACAATAGCCGCAGCAGCGGTAACACTTGCTGGAATACCATAGTATGTATTGTTTGGTGAGTATGTTTTAAAATGAATTACTTCGTTCGGATTTGGATCTGAATTAATCGGATCTTCCGTCTCTGTATCCTGAAAGTTTCTAAAGAACACAGCTTGAATCTTGTTGCTCTTAGCTATTTGAACATAGCCATCACGATGACGACGAATTCTCATCAAAGTTGATGGGATATGTCCAATATAACCGATCTCGCCAGAATTAGTTCTACCGATCTCCATATAACCATTGCCGGTAGTAAGTACGTCAAGCCATACTCTAGTAATTGTTTCAATAAATGTTTCCTCTTCATTGAAATCTTCGAATTTGTTCTCCAGATCTTGTCGGGTATCTTGAATGGCTTTTCTGACTCTGGCGAGCCTCTCAGCATTCCCCTGAGCTTTTTCAAGTCTTCTTTTTGACTTCAAAGTTTCAGGGAAGGTATAACCTAACCCAACCGTATTCATAACTCTAGCATTTATAGCAGCATTGTGAATTGCACTAGAATCATAAAGATCAGCGAGAGTTTCTAAATCATAAGGAGGAGATACAACATCATATAGCGAATAACCGTCTAGTTCCTCTGGATCAATATATTTGGCACCTACCCCCTCAACACCGTCATACTTTTTTGCAAGACGAGTAGCCTTACGCTTCATCCGTGATGACAAAGACGTATATTTTACTTTTTTGAACGGGTCGGAAGACTCAACCTTCTTCATTGTCTGAAAGTAATTGACATCATCAATAAACTCTTCAGACTCATTATCTTCCATATGGTACATCTCACCCTTCATTATTTTCTCCTATTAAGTTCCTTACGAACAGCGGCTTCAATAATATCTTCATAAGGGTCTGGATTTAGACCGGCAGCAAGACGTTCCGCTTGATCGTCTTTCTCAGAAGCAGTAACCTTTCTGGCTCCGCCCACCCAAGTCGCATAGCCCTCTTCGCTACCAGTCCAATACTTGGCAGCAGCAGCAACTTGCTTTTCAATATTCTTATCTCTCATAAGACCCTCTGCACATAGAACACCATCCCCATCAGAAAGCGGCTTACCATCAGGCATAATCCAAATACATACACCATAAGCTCTTTCCGGCACGTACAGTTGCTTATTCTTTACAAAATCGTCAATCATCTTAGTCATTCTACACTACATGGTGTTCAAAAGCATCAAGTAACGACAAAAAGCGCACCATCCAGGTACGCTTTTCGCCAGTTACTTTAGATTTGCGTCACCTGATCGGGCAAGCGCCGCCTTCACACTCAAGATCTTCAAGAGCATATTCGTTAATCTGATCAACAAAAGAAACTTCTTTAATCTTTGACTTCAAACGATTGTAGGTATCCTTGTCAATCTCTTCATAAGGAGCAAGAGCAAAACCATGATCGCTATGTAGCAGGAATGAGACCGACTTCAAACGATCTTTATAGTTCTTCTTCATCCACTCCTGAATCTCTGGTAACTCTTCCTTGTGGTAATAGACAGTTACAGAAACATTGTTATCGGCCCAAGCAGCCTGAGCTTTAGCAACCCACTCCAATTGCTCAACAGCCTTCAAGTCCTTAGCAAGAACTGCGTGCTCAGGAGTTTCACATGGGAATGAAACAACGCAAACCGTGTGGTTCTCTTTGCCATCAAGACCAACATCATACTGAACGTCGTAACCCTTATCACGACAATAGTTTACCAATGGGTCACCACTACCCATACGAACTCTACGAATGTAGTATTGAGAATATGCAGGGTGAATACCCGGAGTCACACCAGCAAGAAGGCTAAGCGTTCCAGAAGGCTTAACAGTCGTCAACTTAATTGACTTGTTGATACCCTTCTCCGCTGACCACTCCTTATCATACTCACGAAGTTGCTCATAGCAATCAGAAATCCAAGACAACTGCTCTTCAGTTGACTGCATCCAACCAGTAATACCTTGACCAAGACGACGGTTGCGAGAAATAACAGCCTGCGACTTAGCATAAGGATATGACAAAGTAGTGATAGCCTTCTGAGTCTTGTACAGCAGACGGCTCAAATCCATCAATTCCTCCTTGCTCTCAATGTTAGGCAAGAAGATTTCTGCAAGGTTACAAGGCTCTCCATCTTCAAGACCGATCTCACCGCAAGGGTTTGTACCAATTACTTTGCTGTCATTGACTTTCTCACCCGTGCGACCAGTCTTACGAATAAGCTGACGATTAATAAGTCCGTAAGGCTCACCTGTGCCATCATACCCCTTCCAGAATTCATCAATAATTTCATCATACGAATCAGCAAAAATTGAGTTGTTTGAGTTACCACGCCATGCAGGAATGTCACCCTTAGCCCAATTCTTTGCACGCAGATACAAGAAGTCGTCCGGATCACCAATAGCAATCTGTGCTGAACGACGAGCAGAACCTGCTACAACAATCTTACCAATAATATTGCAAATATCCAGCGCATCAACCGAACGAATCTTCTTACCTGCACGCTCATCAAGAATCTTACAAATATCATCAATGCCCTCAATCAAAACTTCAGGGCCAGAAGCAGTCCCACCAAATGTTTTTAGCGGAGCACCAAACCCTCGAATAAGAACAGTACTATAAGTAAAAGACTCGCCAGTATGGAAATAACTATCAAGTACTCGACCCAATAGTGCCGACCATCCTTGCCTTGAATCAGGGACGATAAAATCTGCATCGTTTGTCCTTTCATGAACAATCCCATTGACTTCACGAACCTTAGGCAAATCGTGAACAACTGCTCTCTCAACAGAGAAACCAACTCCACCACCAACCATGAGGTGATCCATCAGAAACTGAAAATCTTCAACTTTAGAAATCGTTGTCATCCAGCAGTTCACCAAAGACACACCGCTCATCTTACGAACAAGAGGAGTACCCAACTGCCACAGAGCACGGCCAGCAAAAATACCTTTCAAGTTAAAAATATAATCGAACAGGCGCTCAGCCTCTTCCTTAGTGTAATCAGCACCAATCTCTTGAGCACCATTAATTGCTCTAGCGATCGTCTCAAACCAGTATTCCTTGCGACCAAGAGCCTCTAAGTCTCTTGAATAAGTACGACGGTAAACAATCTCCCCCATACCATTGAACCCCCAAGGCGGGGTCTTATCTGTGTACTGAGCAACAAACTCAGGTGTAATAACATTCTCCATAAAGCCTCCTAAAAAGTGATAGACAACCATGATATCAAGCACAGCGTGCTGGATAAAGAAACGGTACTAGGGAAGATTAGAAAGAATTTTCAAAATTTTCTAACCGTGCGATAATCATATCAGCGACAGCGGTCCAAGACTGCGTTTCGTGAAGAATTCTTGCGGACTGCAACGTGTACTTTTTAAAGTCGTCATATTCATTGACAACATGCACCAGCAAATCACACAGTTGATCGTAATTAGGAAAAGCCCACTGACCAACATCTTCTTTGTATAACAACTTATGCTTTGCCGCTTCACCCCAAGTTGCATCAAGAGGAATAGAATACTTTGCAAAGTCTGAAGTTCCAGTCAAGTTTGTTACAATACTAGGCATACCAGTAGCAATAGCTTCAAAAGGAATCATACCAAACCCTTCACCGCTACTAGGATATATTAAACAATGACACTTGTGATAGACAGAAACAAGCTCATCTACATTTAAATTTTGAGGTATACCTACAATCTGAGGATGTTCAATGGCAGGGACAATCTTACCGTCAACATAAGTTTCTGCCATACAAAACCCATTGTATTTCAATACAAGTTTATAAAACGGATTACCTTCATAAACATCTAGGAAAGCATCAACAGCCATCTGAGCATTTTTTCTTAAAGAATCTCCACCAACATGCAAGAAATTAAAACTATCTGTAATTTCCCTATCTATAATTTCAAAATCTGAAGATATGCCATGAGGAATTACATGAATGTTGTGATGTAAATTATTTTTTTCGTAAACTTCTTTTACAAAATTAGAGGTAGCCCAGATTTCATCGCACTGAGACATTGGATATCTCCAAGATTCAGGAACCTTTGTGCTTTCCCAAGGTGTATAGCCTACTGTGTAGTTGCGTTCAAGTTGATAGTATATAGGCTGACAAAAGTTAACGTGAAAAGGAATGCTTTTTCTATTATAATAAACAGCAACTTCTCTATCCTGAATGGCTCTAATGGTTGCAATAGCAGCGTTAGGGTAGCCTTGACTATGCCACATATGACCAGAGACATCTGTGCTGCCCGGAGTAAACCAACTTATTTTTTTCATAAACCTAACTACTTAGTATAACTCTCAATTTCAATGCAGTTGACTCCTTTTGAAATTAATTTGTCAGCATCTTCTTTTGTAAGTTCACAAGTAATGGGCGTGCCTCTATAGACACATCTTGTTGCGCCAAGGTAAAACCCGTCGCACTTCATAATCGAAATAAAATCAGAATCCAATATTGCCGCTGGTCCGCAGTCATCAGATTCAACAATTGCAATAATTTGCATAGTTATATACTACCACCTAGTTAAATAAATAGATATTTAAGTTGCACACCGTCTAACTTCTACAACCAGTCTAACGGTGACACTAGCATACGGTCAGGGTGCCGTGTGCGAATTACAAAAGAAATTTCTGTAAGTTCCACAACATTTTGATTCCAGACCTGTGATAGCATCGCATTCATGACAAACAATATGGCTATTCCAGTACTCAATGCGGGCAGCGTCAAGCTGCTTGATTGCTTCGGCTCTGATGTTGACATTGTTAACTCTGCTAGAGTTAGTTTTGCATCATACCAAACCGAAATGGATGAGCGCGGTAAAGGCTTAATTAACTTTCTGATGAAGAATAAGCACGCCACACCGTTTGAACATGTAGTTTTTAAGTTCTACATTAAATGTCCAATCTTTGTGGCTCGAGAGTGGTTCCGGCATAGATGGTCATCATTTAATGAAATGAGCATGAGATACTATGTCCCAGACAATCTAGACTTCTTTTACCCGTCAGAAGATGCTATTAGAAAGCAAGTTGGTAAGCCTGGACATTACACTTTTGAAAAAATTGATGATCCAGCAGTTTACGATTTTATTACAGATTCTTTTGAATCTGTTTATAGACAAGCAGAAGCCACTTATTATGAAATGCTGGAAGCTGGTATTGCAAAAGAAATTGCACGTAGTGTTTTGCCAGTAGGACAATACACAGAATTTATTTGGACTGTGAACTTAAGAAGCTTGCTAAACTTTGTTGCATTACGAAATGATGACAATGCTCAAAGAGAAATTAGAGAATATGCAGATATTATTGAAAGAATTGCTGATGTGCACGTTCCTTATACAATAGAAGCATTTGTAAATAACAACAGAGAGGCTATCTGATGCGAATAGTTCCTTATGATAGTGAAGAAAGCATAGAAGAAATAGGAACAATTGCTATATTAATTAAAGCAATTCCGTTTGAAGGAAGCTTTGTGCCAGCCTATTCTTTAATTGCACCTAGTGATGATTATTTTATTAAACTTGATGAGTTAAATTCTTTAATGGATGGCATTGAGATTGCTAGAGAGAAACTGGACGAACTTATTGCAATCATGCTGCAAGGTAAAATTGCAGAGCGTTTAATGCAATCAGACGATGATGATATAATGTATGACCAAGATAAAGAGGTTGATGAAGATGATAATGGGGAAGGTGATTAAAGATTTTCCGTATCCGGAAAAACTATGCCCTTATTGCAACTCTAAGTTGCAAATAGTTAATGCTATCCACTATGAAAATGACCCTTATCACTTCAAGGCGCTGTATTTAGACCCAAATCCGAAATGTTCGGTTTATGACGAAGGGGCAATGAAGGCTTATGCGAGAATTTATTACTCCTCAGAAGAAGCGTATTGGTACTATGGTGACGTAAAAATTCCTGTTCAGCGATGGGGTCGTGACGACCTGTATACTATTTACCAATAATCTGGTAAAATTGAACTACTATGCCAGTAGGAAAATGCTCAGATAACGGAAAACCCGGCTTCAGATTTGGGGATTCCGGTAAATGCTATACATATACAGAAGGTGACAAAGCCGGAATGGAAAGGGCAAGAGAAAAAGCCCGTGACCAAGAAAGAGCCGCCTACGCATCAGGTTTTACAGGAAAATCATATAATGATACAGAGTATGACTTTCTAAACGACATCCTTTTAGCGGAAGAAGTTGTGGGATATGAAGAATTTCTTAAAGAAGTTCACATGCCACCAGACGATGAAGACGAAGAAGGTGCCGACCATGACTATCTGGATATGCTTGACCCAGAAGAAAGAATGTTTGCTAACGCTTTAATTGCTATCACAGAAAAGTACGGCAAATTTAACGCTGACGATGAAGGTGTATGGGTTGGATACACACCGCCAGAAGAGAACGACAACAGAGAAATTGGTGTTAAGTGCGCCAACTGCGCTTTGCACGAATCAGAAAAGGTATGCAGAATTATTTCTGCACCTATCGAACCCGGTGGTTATTGCCGTCTAGCCGTAATTCCCAAGGGGTATGTAGACCCTTCGGCTGATGAGGACGACGATGATGTGAGTAAAGTCACATATGGTCGTCCGGGTCGTAATGATCCTCGCAAGACCCCGGCTAAGCCTTCTGAGAGGAGAAGTGGTTCTAGACAAAACCGGAGGGGATCGGCTGAATCTGGTTCCTCTGTCACTTTCTCAGAGGCTGTGACTAATTCTCTTAAGACTAAGATGGAAAATCATAATAAAAAGAATGATGCTGCATCTAAGCGTGCTACACTGTCTGCACTGAAGGCAGTTTATAGGCGTGGGGCTGGGGCTTTCTCAACTTCGCACCGTCCGGGTATGACAAGAGGGCAGTGGGCAATGGCGAGAGTCAATGCCTACCTCTATCTGCTCCGCAACGGAAGACCGTCAAACCCAAACTATACTACAGATAACGATCTTTTGCCGAAGGGTCACCCCAGAAGCAAGAAGTAATAAGGAGATAAAAATGATCATTAATCTACCATATGACAATGTTGAAATGATGAAATCACATCATGACAAGATGAAGTCGTGGAACGAGAACATGGCTAAGCAACATGAAGCCGCAGCCCTATGGCATGAGCAGCAGATTGAAGAACTTGAAAAGGCTATGATTCAGGTTCCGCTTAACCCAGAGAAGAAGCCTGCTCCAAGCGCAGGTGGTTCTGGTGGTGGCGACACAGGTGAAACTGCATCGTCAACCCCTCCGGTAACACAGGTTCCTCTTGATCCGGTTAAGAAGGCTGATCTAGTTAGCATCCTTCAAGACCATGCCGCAGAGTATGGTGACTTTGAAAAGTCGATTGAAGATATTGCTGACATGATCTTGGGTGAGTGATGGATACTACGGCTCTTTCTGCCATTGCAGTTGCATTAATTACAACAGTTGGAACTGTGCTGGTAGGGCTATTTAATGCCCTAAGGAAAGAAAACCGAGAAGATCATAACATTGTTAGACAAAAACTTGAAGAACTTCGTCAAGATGTTAAGCATGTGGATCACAAACTTGATGACCACATCAGCTGGCATTTAGACGATAAGTGATATAATAGGTTTGTGACGGACCTTCTGGCTATAAGTATTTCGTAAGATTATTTGTGGTGCGGGAGGTCCGTCACTTTTTATTTGATCATGAAATTTAAATTTTATCCCGTCGTAGAACTTTTTTGGAAAGATCACTACAGCCTTGGTGATGAGTGGTATGATGAATCACCGGAGGCCGATGCTCGCATTATTTCAGCAACAGGATATTTGGTCGCAGAAGACGATGACTACTATTATGTATGCTGCAATTATGACTTTGGCAACCACAGTTACTCTGGCGGGACGGCTGTCCTTAAGAACTGTGTTGTTAAAAGAAGAGTGCTAAGTAGAGGTAAATTTAACTATGATCAGTTTTCAAGAAAAAGAAAAACTCGTAAAGATCGTAAACCACAGTTACCACCCACAGAGACCGGAACGTGGTAGAGCCGGTTACTGCGTAATCATTGGGTATTACGAGAATAAGTCCCTGTCAGAAATCTGTTCTTATTACATGATTTCAGAAGAAGACGGGTTGTATTGGTGGAATCATTTTGGTTTCAATGAAGAGATGTCAAAGACCACCAAAAAGAAGAGTAAAAATAAATCAGCAGATATCTTTAACTACTTAAAGAGCAAAGCAGGACAAGAGATTACTGTTAAGCAGTTTACAGAGGAGTGTTCAATTAGTTCACCTACTGCTTATAAATTTATTAATGAAAATATTGGTTGGTTTAAGAAAGTGAAAAGAGGAGTTTACGAGGTTGTAGATGCGGATGAAGAAAGAAGAAAAGCAAAAACTAAGTAGAGTCAATGAAGAGTATATTGAGCAAATGATGGTTGCTACAAAAGTATCTAGAGCCGTCAGGGAACTTGAAGAGCATAATCGAACATTGATGTTAAAACTAGCTACCGCCTATGAGGAGCTAGAGGAATTGCAAGAGGCTTACTACAGCCTGCTTAACGAGAGGAAGAGGGAATATGGAAACTATGGATAAAACATGGCAGGGAGCCGCAGAGTTAGCAATCTCAGAAATTTACGATATGGCTATTGTTTCCAAGGAGCACTCTGTTGACAACCTTATCAAGTTTATGAGGCACAGGTTTGATCAAACACTTCGAGGTATTGAAAACTATAACTACGTTCCTCCTCAATCTCTGATTGTTGATGGTCAAGGTTTGTGGGCTTTTGTAGGTAGACATGCTCTTAATATTCTTACAATTACAGGATGGAGACCAGATAAAGATGAGATGATTGCTACCCTTATCCGTAAACAAAAAGATTATGGTCCTGAGAACATTGCCCGGTTTGGTAATATAGGTTTACTTATCAGAATGCACGATAAGATTGCAAGACTTGAAAACATTTACGCTAAGTGTCAGTCTGATTTCAACAAAGCTGTTTCCGTAAATGCTGTTTCAGATGAAACAATTATTGATACTCTTGTTGATATTGTAGGGTACTCAGCAATTGCCCTAATGTGGTCAACAATTGATGCTGAAGGGAACAGGTCTTTTCTTTACGAAATGATGTAAGTATGGCAGAAAGCAATATTATTTTTGGTGATTCAATTGAATTGATATCAGGTGTAGATGACAACACCTTTGATTCAATTATCACAGACCCCCCGTATGAAATTAACTTTATTAATAAAGGATGGGACAGAAGCGGCATCGCTTTTAATAAAGAGTTTTGGTCACAATGCCTCCGAGTGCTTAAGCCGGGTGGACACCTGCTGTCTTTTAGTGCATCAAGAACGTACCACCGCATTGCAGTTGCAATTGAAGAAGCGGGTTTTGAAATAAAAGACAGTATTCATTGGATATATGGTAGCGGCTTCCCTAAGTCTGTCGATCTAGGAACTCGTTTTGAAGACGGTAGCGATCTACAACAGCAATGGAGTGGGTGGGGAACTTGTTTGAAACCAGCACATGAGCCTATTGTGCTTGCTAGAAAGCCATTTAAAGGTCCAATCTACAAGAATGTGGAGAAATGGGGTGTCGGAGCTTTCAACATTGAGGCAACAAGGGTTGGTGACGAAGAAATTAAGATTCAAGTGTATAACAACTTTGGTGGTTTTGCTGATAGGGAGCGAGTTGAAGGGATAAAACCAGAAGATAAGTATGTAATTGGACGATTTCCATCAAATGTATTGTTTAGTCACTCAATTAATTGCACAGAAACAGAATGCGAAGACAATTGTGGAGTAAAAATTGTAGAAAATCAGTATCCTGGTTCATCAAATTTTTTTTATGACGCTATTTGGGATAAAGTTAACGATATTCCTCCGTTTATTTACGGAGCAAAAGCGTCAAAGTCAGAGAAAAATGCTTCAAGCATCCCCAATAATCACCCCACTGTGAAGCCTATTGAGTTGATGAGATATCTCATTCGTCTTGTCACACCACCACAAGGTCATGTGTTTGATCCGTTTCTAGGGTCTGGCACCACAGCGGTTGCTGCTATACTAGAGAATTGTGATGTCACTGGCTTTGAACTTACTGATGAATACTGGGACATTATAAATTCAAGAATAGAGTGGGCTATCAATGAGTAATTCGTCAAATGAGGGAAAACAGTGGACAGAGAGATATGTTAAAAGATATTTGAAAGATATCCCCACCCCTAAATTTTTGGATATCGGAACCGGACGGGGAACATATTATCGCTTACTCAACCAGCATTTCCCTAACGCACAATGGACAGGTGTAGAAGGATACAAACCTTACATTGAAGGGTTTAAACTTAAAGACAAATACGACATTATGCATCATGCAGATGCCCGCGAACTATACGGCAACAACGTTGATGTATCCCAGCTACATTACGATGTGGTATTTTGCGGTGACGTATTAGAACACATGACAAAAGAACAAGCAGTGGCGCTCGTCGAAAAACTAAGGTTGTGTTGTGGCGTTCTGATTATTTCAATCCCTATCGTGAAATGGCCGCAACATGATGATGTTAATCCGTTCCAAGAACATGTGAAAGATGATTGGTCACATGAAGAGGTGCTTGATTCGTTCCGTGGTGTGATACAGTACGACCAAGGTGTCTCCATAGGGGTCTATATTGTCGCAGGAGACCGTTACACACAAAAGGAGCAATAATGTCCCATTACAACATGATAAAACGACATGAGCAAAAATGGGTGCAAGCATGTGAAGCGCTCGCACCAATCTTCTCCACATGCTCAAAACGACAATACTTCGCAGTCATCATTGGCAGCAACAAAAGACTAATCAGTCAAGGATACAACGGGTCACCGCCCGGAGCACGCCACTGCACCCAAGGAGCATGCCCCCGAGCACAACAAAACTCGCCATCAGGCTCAATATACGACAACTGCATCGCAACACACGCAGAAGCAAACGCCATCATGTGGGCAGACCCACAAGCACGACAAGGAGCCACACTCATCATCAACGGCTCACCCTGCTACAATTGCGCCAAACTCATCGCCAACTCAGGAATCACCAGAGTCATCGGCAAACACGACGACACCTACCAAGACCAACAACGAGTAGTAAACTACCTGAGAGAAAACAGAATCGAAACGATTCTGCTGAAAGACACACAACCCCGCAAAACTTCCAACCAAACGCACACCCCTGTCCTCTACCCAACAAAAGAAGCATCGCCTATCCCCCGACACTACCAAATCCCCAAACTAAAAAGGAACAACCCATGAGTCAATTCCCCAACCTCAACGACGACCTCCCCAAAAGAATAACCCGCCTATCCCTCGCCATCATCACCGCAATGATCACAACAATCATCATCCTCAACCTCCTCAACAAATAACTATCCTAAGGAACCACAAACCCAATTCTGCCCAAAATTTTAACACATATCCCGAGAAGGCAATGCTGTCCTGAGCGAAGGCGCAAACCCTTTGTTTATGCGGGTCAAAGGGCCTCAGCTTT